GGGTTGCAGAAATGGGACAAGATTACAAATATTTATATAATTACGTTGATGTTCGAAACAGCGTAGGCAACAAATGGTTAAAGTTTTTAGGCTTTAACACAATTGATACCGTTAACTACGGTTATGAAAAAAAACCATTTAATTTAATGATAAAGGAAATAAAATAATATGTGTTCACCAGAAGCTCAACTAGCATTAACTGTATTTAGTAAAATGCAACAGCATAATGCCGGAGTAGAAAAAGCTAACTCTACCGCTAAATCAAATTTTGATGCTAAAAATTCAGCTAGCGCAGCTTTATTTGATGACTATGGAGAAATTGATGTAAATAAAAAACAAGCAGGTGCAGAAAAATCAGCAGAAAAATTTGCTCTTAAAAGAGAAAAAATTGCTGAAATGGCTAGACAGTTAAATTTAAATGTTGGCAATGCTACTGCTATTTATAAAGATGTTGGAGCAGATACTAACGCAGAGTATACAAGTATAGACAGAGCTTTTAATCAAGATTTATTAGCATTTAATAGGCAAGAAAATGAAGCTTACTCAGCTTATCAAAATACAATTAACAGTCTTCCCGTACCAGAATACCCAAGTCAATTAGCATTAGCAATTGATATCGCAGGTGCAGGTGCAACTTATGGAAGTAATTCAAATAGAAAATATTTTAAAAAAGATAGTGGAGAGGTAGTAGCACCCTAATGGCATATACATCAAAAGTTAAAGGTTTAGGTTATCAAAGAACTGCGATAAGACCTAAAAGAATAGCAAACAATACTGAATTAAGCCAGATTGCAAATTCTTTAAAAAGTTTTGAAAAATCTTTTGATAGATTTACACAAAATTATAAAAATGAAGAACAAGAAAATGCTCAAATAGTTTTTGATACTTTAAAAGCGCAAGGTATTACAGACCCAAATGAAATTAAAAAATTAATTGATAAAGGTGACCCTAGAGTTGCTAACTTGAAAGGCTATTACACAAAAGCAATAGTAGATTCTAATTTTGCTTTATCTCATGCTATTGAAGATTTTAATAATATAAATTTAAAAGTAGCTGACATTACAGGCGGTGATGAAAATGGTGATGCAATGGCTAATCTTGATGTTAATAGCATGTTTGTTAATGAAGAAGGAAATGATTTAAGAAATTTAGACGTACAATCTAAATCTTATAAACGTGCTTACACAGACTCTATGAACAAAATGAGATTAGAGTTAGACTCAAAGGTATCTGTAGCAAAAGGTTTACAATTAAACAGAGCAACTAATGCTGCATCTTTTCAAATAATTGCAAAAGCTTGGGAACAAGGCGGTGCATGGGTTGATGACAGTAAAGTCATGAAAACCAAAAACAACGAGACAGATTCAGTTGAAACAGTAGGAGAACCTATTTATCACAACTCAACAAGAGTTAAAGATTTAGAAACTTTAAGATATGACAAAGTTGTTGGAGAAAAATTTATTAATAAAGATGAGTGGAATAAACAAGTATTAAATTATTTTGAACAAGTAGTAGACTTACAAAGTACTGGATTAATTACTGACCCAGAAATGCTGACAGATATTGTAACTTACCTAACAATGAAAAGAGGTAACAAAAAAGATTTACCTTCTTATTTAAAAACTCCCAAAACACAAGAACAAGCGACTAACATTATTGCTTCTATAAAAGGAACTGTTGCTTCATCAACTAAAATAGCTACTGCTGTAGATTTACTTACAAAAGGACATGCATATAAAAAAGATGAAACAACTTACTATGACTCAAGTGGTGATGTTAAAATTGGTTTAAGTACTGATGACATGAATGACGCTATTGTTACATGGGAAAAATCATATTTAGAACCTCATATACAAAAACAAGTTGCTAATGGAAATATTCCAAAAGACCTAGCTGAATATTCAAAATTTCAATTAACATCAAAATTACTAGACGCTAATGGTTTACAACACCCTACATGGATAAATGAAATTACAATGGGTTTTGATTCTATTAATGTAGTAAAATCAGCAGGTAATGAAACTACACTTGACCCTGAAGGTATTGATATATTTCAAAGAGGATTAAAAAGATACAAACAATTAAGAACTATTTATGGTGATAAAGTACCTACTAAATATGCTTCTACTTCAGCTTCTAATTTTTATGAAATTGTAAATCATTTAAGCACAAACACAAACATGGGTGAGGAAAGAGCAATTATGAAAGCTTATGAAGCTGTAAATAATCCTACTCTTAAATACGCAGATTTAAAAGTTACTAAATCAGATATTTATGACGATGTTCAAGGAACGTTTGATAAATGGTTTGATGAAGGTGTTCCATGGTTTGAAGGTGTTCTAGGTGTTAACAAAGAAGATTTACCTGATTGGGTAAAAACTATTATAAGAGATAAACCAGGTTTTGATTGGGATGATGTTGACATGTCTTTTGTCACTCAACGAGCAACCATGACTGCTATCTCAATGATGTCAGCAGGGATGAAAAAAGAAGATGCTATAAAATTTGGTATTAATGAAGTTGCTTCTAGACATGTATTAGTTGACGGTGTGTTAGTAAATAACTCATCTTTTCCTATGGCAAACGCAGATACTCTTACAGAAAAAAGTCAATTTGTTGCAAAACAATTTCAAAAAGTCTGGATGGAAAAATACAAAGAAGAAGGCAAATTAGAAGGGTGGTTTAATGAAGGTGATATACCTTTAGTTGCTGACAGAAAAGGTGACTTAAAATATTACAAAGAAGATTTAGTTGTACGTCCTTATAAAAGTGGTCTTTTAGTATTAACAGAAAAAGACTCAACGCTTCCAGTGTTAACTCCAAATGGAGATTTTGTAATTATATCAACAGGTGATTTTACTGACGGCTCTATTGATGAGTGGATGAAAAAAGATAATGATTTTAAAATACTAAATTCAAATGCAGCTAATAGAAAAAAATTACTGATGTTGGAACAATTAAAAATTAATAAAAAATAAAGGTAATTAATGAGCAATATAGATTTTGATTTTATACTAGAAAAAGAAGGTTTTAAAACACAAGGTTACGTACCAGACCCAGAAAATTCTAAATCTGGTGTAACAATAGCCAGTGGTTTTGATTTAGGTGCAAGAGTTCTTGAAGATTTAAAAGGTTTACCTGATAATATTGTAGAATTACTAACACCTTTTTTATCATTAAAAGGAGCCAACGCAGAAGAAGTAGCTTCTAATTTAAAAATATCTGAAGACCAAGCAAAAACAATAAATGAGTTTGCTAAAAATGAAGCTGTAACAAGATTAAAAACTAAATGGCAAAATTCTACTGGTACATCTTTTGATAATTTATCTACTGAACAAGCAACAGTTCTTGCTTCTGTCGCTTTTCAATATGGTGATTTAGAAAGTAGAACACCTAACTTTTGGAACCAAGCCACTAGTGGTGATTGGGTAGGTGCTTATAAAAATTTATTAAACTTTGGTGATAATTATAATAAAAGAAGAGTTAGTGAAGCTAATTACCTTTTTCCTGCGCTAAAAAAAAGCATTGAAGACGGTACATCAACTGGAATAGCAAGTGATGAAGCTCAAACTGTTATAAATAATGTTATTGAGTCTGGCCCAGAATACGAAGAAATAGCTAACACAGTTTTAAATACACAAGGAACTCCTATAGAAGAAATTGTAAGTAACACTGTAGATACTGTAGGAAATTTTGTAAATGGTGTAAGAGAAGACACACAAAAAGGTGAAGAAAATGCTAGGATGATTCCTAAAATTGTTGAAGCTAGTAATAAAATAGATGATGAAGCTGACATAGCACAGAAAAATTTTGAAAAGCAGACAGCAAATGATTTTATTAACAGTATTGAAGAACCACAACTTTGGGATTTAGATTTTGCACAACCTTATGACCAAGAAGATTTAGACGCTATTAATGATGTACAATTTAAAAGACAACAAGATTTAAAAAAGAAATATACTTTAGGAGACGTAACAGCCGGTGCTTACGAGTCTGAAACAATAGAAGCCAATCTTTATAAACAATTTAGTGCAGAAAATTTAGCACCAGATTCTAGTTTTATTCTAACTCAAGAAAAATTAGATGAATTAGCTTTAGATTTACCCGATGATTTTAGAGATGAATTTGCACACGCACATAGTGAAGCTCATGCACAACAAATAAGACAACAACTTTTAGCACATTTAGAACTAGAAGATAAAATTTATTCACATGGCAGAGCTAAAGGTACAATGTTAAGGTTAATGGCTGCATTTACAGACCCAGGAGCTTGGGCAACCATTTTAGCTACAGACGGTGCTTTAGCCCCAGTAATTGCTATACAAAAATCTGTAAGAGCATATCGGATGTTAAGAAAAGGATTTGCAGGAGCCGTATCTATTGGTGCTATTGAAGGTTATCTAGCAACACAAAGACCTGATTATGATATTGATGATGTTATGCACGGTGTAATGACTGGCGCATTTCTTGGAAGTTTATTTGGAATACGAGCGCCTAAAGTAAAATCAAATAGTTTTACAAAACAATTTAAAGATGCAGCAGATGAAGCTGACACAAAACTTATTAGAGATGATGGAGGATTCACTCCTACTGGTGAAGGTGCTAAGTTAGTACCTGGGCCTAATAACCCAAACCCTTTAAAACCAAATGGTGAAAGAACCTTTGATTGGTATGACCCTAATTATGATTTAGCTTTGCACACTGTTAAAAGACCAGATGGTAGATTTGAAATTAAAATGATTGAAAACCAAACAGGAAAACCAGACGAATTAATTATGCAAGTTAATAAAGATGGAACTGTAGAAATAAGGAAATGTTTATAATGGCAAAAAAAATATGTAGTTGGAAAGACTCAACACCTGAAAATGTATTTGAAGATACAGCAACAGCTAACGAATATGTTAGAGGCAGGATGGCGGAATTTAATATTCTCCGTGACTCAGAGATGACTCCAGAAACTTGGGCCAGAGCATTTAGGTTTGATTTTTCTGCTGCTATGGGTTCGACAATGAGTAACAAGATGAGAAAAATGGGAAGTCTATTAGTTAGAGACTCTACACCTAAAAAAGGTGTAACAAATTATACAAGACCTGTAACTGTATCTGAAGTTAAAGATATGAATGTAGATAGAATGATGGTTTTATATCATGTTCCACACACAAACTTTCTTAAAAAATGGCTGATAGAGCAAAAGAAATTAGGCAGATACAGATGGAATGGTACTAATAATAATAAAGTTAGAAAAGAATTTAATGATTTAGTAGGAAGAGTAATTCGTGGAGAAAACATTGCTGTTAACGAATTAGGTTATGTAGGTAAAGAAAGCCAAGAACTGCTTGCTAAAATGGCAAAAGTACAAAGTAATTTATTAAATGAGCAATTACAAATGCTTAAAATTACTGGAGTAGAAGGTGCTGAAAATATTGTAGATAATTTTAATTATTTAACAAGAGTTCACAATCCACAAAAATATCAAAAGATTTTAGAAGACGCTAGTAAAGGCCCACAATATCTTAAAACATTTTTAGTAAATGCAATGGATGACACAATGGTTAAAGGCTCTAAACAAAAACCTTTAACAGCAGCTCAAAAAATGACAATAGCTGAAGGTCTTGTGACCGTTGTCCAGCGTTCTAATTTTTCTAAAGGTGGAGTTAATTTAGATTTTATTATGACGACTATGCAAAAACGTGAAACGTTTAGACGTACTATGTCTGAGCATACAGATTTAAACCCGGATGAAATAGATAATTTAATAAACAAAATGTTTAAAGTTGCTCCTGGAACAGCAGGCGCAAGTTCATCTTATTTAAAAAGAAGAATAAAATTTAATGAAGGTTATACAGATGGAAGAACTAACTTTTCTGATTTACTAGAAAACAATGCTGAAGCTATTTTCATGAACTACACACACAGTGCTATGGGTGATATGGCTCTTGCTTATAAAGGTATTAAATCTAGAGGAGATTTTCAAAGATTAAGACAAGAAATTATTGAAGACTACAACGCAACTACAGTTAATTCTAGCAAACTAAAAAAATGGCAAATGGATAACGAAGTAGATGCTTTAGATATGGCTTACAATTATATTAAAGGTAAACCTCTTGCAGCTAATCCAAGTGGGTTAGCACCAACAGCAGGTAGATTTATTCGTAAATTAAATTACTCAAGGGTGATGAACCAAGTAGGTTTTGCCAACATGTCTGAGATGGGTAACCTTACAGGTCTAATTGGTTGGAGAGCAACATTAAAAAATGTACCTGAACTTAGACGTATGATGAAACGTTTAGAAAATGGTGAACGTATTGATGATTTTATTAGAGAGATAGATTACACTTTAGGTGGTATTGGAAATCATTCTATCATACAACAAGTTACAAACAGGTTAGATGATTTTGGTAGTAACATGTCTGATGATTTAGTTACAACTGCTGAAAACAAACTAGACCAATTAAACAGATTTACAAACACTTACTCTGGACAATTTACAAGTACCTCTGCAATGCAAATTGTAACGGTATCTGAAATGACTCAGATTTTTGGTAAATGGGCAGTCGGTAAAGGAAGTCATCCTTTTGCAAAATTAAGATTTGGTAAAAACAGAATGTCAGATGCGCAAATGAAAGCAAGAATGGATGATTTAGGTATTAGTCCTACAATGTTAGAAAAGATTTCTAATGAATTTAAATCACACACTAGTTGGACTAAAGGTGAACTTGGAACTAGAATAAGTAAAACTAATTTTGACAAATGGTCAAATGAAACTAGAGCAGTTTACATTATGGCTATGAGAAGACTTGCACACAGAACTGTACAACAAGCAGACATAGGTGAAAAAGCATACTTTGGATATTTAAAAGAATATGGAATGAATGCAGACGGACACCTAGGTCAAATAGCTTATCAATTTAGAAGCTTTATGTTTACATCTTGGGCCAAACAATTTTTGTATGGTTTAAAAATGAGAGATGCTATTGTCTTTGACCAGTTTATGAACTCAATGCTTTGGGGTAGTTTAATGTTTTCAGCACAAACTTCACTAGCAGGTTTAGCACATCCTAATCAAAAAGAATTTTATGAAAGAAGATTAAATCCAGAAACTATCGCTAAAGCAGGTTTTCAAAGAGCTGCATTTGCTTCTTTACTTCCGATAGGTGCAAACTTATTAGGCTCGTTATACACTGATAACCCAATTTTTGGATATAGAACTAGTGGTCTTGATACTAATATTATTACAGGTAACCCAACATATTCATTAATATTTCAAAAATTAATACCAACACTTAAATCAGTTTCTCAATCTACGTTTAATCCTGAGAGAACATTTTCTCAATCAGACGGAAATAAAGCTATAGGAATACTGCCATTATACAATTTAATAGGTTTACAACAGTTTCTAAGAGCAATTACAGAAAACCTACCAGAGAACAGACAACAATAAGACCCCATATTAGAAAGAAAAGGAGAATAAATGGCTAATTCATTTGTAAGATATACAGGTAATGGCTCTACAACTGCTTACTCTATATCTTATACTTATAGAGACGCAGCAGATTTAATTGTTAGTGTCAATGGTGT